CGATTTTGGAAAGATGCAGATAATGCGGCCAAGCAAATCGTGAAAACCGGAGAACCCGTACGAATTAGACAAGGCAATATTAAATTTTTTAAAGCGAAAGGCTTTATGTTTATCGAATTACCGTCCGGACGAAGACTTGCATACGCAAGACCTCGAATTGGACTTAACCGGTTCGGTAGCGAGTCGATTGAGTATGACGGAATGGATCAGGTTAAGAATACCTGGGGCAGAGTTGAAACCTACGGCGGAAAGCTCGTCGAAAATATTGTACAAGCCGTTGCAAGAGATTGCTTAGCAGCAGCCATGCTAAGACTTGCAAAAGCCGGATACAAGATTGTTGCCCATATCCATGACGAAGTAGTTATCGAAGCACCTATAGGCGAAGGTAGTTTAGATGAAGTAATCGATATTATGTGTGAGCCCGAGTCCTGGAACGAGGGCCTTATATTAAATGCAGCAGGGTTTGAGAACCCTTACTATATGAAGGATTAGGAGGATAATTCTTATGAAACTTACAAAAAACCAAATTCAACAACAACGCGAAGCTATCGATGGTTTATATGAGCTAGTAAAAGAAGCTCCTGCAAGCGAACGCAAAGACTCCGCTATGGCGTATTGTGAAGGCTGTATCGCCGCTTGCGATTTAGGTCTTAAAATATTAAACGGTAAGAAAACAGAAGATGCACCTAAGACGGAAGAAACTACAAAAGTAGAAGAACAGGCTACTGCTGAAGAAAAACCAAAACGTAAACGCGTGGCTAAGAAAAAAGACGAACCTGTAGAAGAAAAGTTACCGGTTGATGAAACCCCAGTAGTTGATGAAACTCCTGACGAAGACGATTTAGACGATTTGTTATAGATGAAAGGATAGCGCCTTATGAAGGTATTATTTAGTTTATCAGTTAACAAGCTGTATGACCTAGTACGGCGCAAGCAAGTGAACTCTTGGTCACCTGCTGTACATTATCACGTGGACTGTGGGCAGTCATTTGCCTGCTTGTGGCCCTCAGTATCTTCCGGTATGGGTAGAATAGTAGACCCTTATATATCAAATGAGTTCTATTGCCCACAATGCGGAGAACTCATTCGTACCAGAGGTATGGACGGTGATTGTGTAGCTGATGCTTCCGGTATCGCTAATGTTCCATTAGAGATAGAACTATCAGTTATTGATCGAGGTACATTTCTTGATGTTAAATTCGATTATTGCACAGTACATGTCGATAACGATGCACAATCTATTTACCCCGGTTACAAGCCTCACCTTATTGATATATTGCGCTTCGATTTTAAGCAAGGAAAGGTGTTTCTAGTTCAAAAGAAACGTACTCGCGCAGATATAATCTCAGAAATAGAACCGAATATATCGATATTCCATTCAAAATCGTTGCCTCTACGTTGGCTAGTAGCAACTCCTAATTGCCGGTTATCGCAATATAAAAAAGAGCTGCAGAATTTTGCTAAAACGCTAAAACAAGCTTACTTCGCTAAGTTATCAAAACGAGTTGGGTATCAAGTTAAACCAATCAGACAAGGAGTACTACTATCGTCTAAATACGGCGCGCTCGATAACTTACTCCATAATCTAGTGTGGAAGATGCACGCACCGGATGCGCCTGCATTAAATGACAAGTTAGTTAGAGACCACGATAACTACTTCAGACCTTTCGGGTCTAATTTAACAAGTACTTCTGCTATTACTGAGTTAACTAGTACCGGCGTACCGTTTATCAAAGCGCTTATACAGCTCTATAAAGTACCGGATAAACGCTGGGTTAGAAAATTACTAACTATCCGTCCTTTCTTCTATATCAAAGTGATCCAAACTGCTAGCAAGATATTCAAAAGCAGGGATTATCAGAAAGCATTTACAGACCTTGTGGCAGAGGAAGGTGGGAAAACCGGGTATATCCAATCCTGGCCAATATGGAATGATGGGCAAGCTTTGATTACTGTTACTGATTTTCTTAAGCTTATGCGCCACCAATATGGTGAGCGTCGAGTTCTATTATTCTTAAAAAACGCTGATTCCTATTCGGAAGTAAAAGATACTGCGGATATGTATAATCGGCTATCAAGAGCTAGGAAAAAGGAGATTTGGGCTAGACGCATTCAAATTAAGGATCTGCATGACGAGATTGTGTGTATATCCAAATTTGAAAAAGCTGAAAATGTCCCAGTACAGCAAAGTCTTCAACACAAAAAGCTAGCTGATTCAGTCGAAGGTCTAAATTTCAACGTGATCAAAACCACACACGATATTATCCGGCTAGGTGTTCAGCTCAATAACTGTGTGGGCACCTATGTTGATAAGGTAAAAGATCAAAAATGTGCTATCGTTGGTGTTTATAAAAGCGACAAACCGGTGGCCTGTATTGAGGTAAATCCTACGGATACCTCTGAAGCCTTTACCGTAATACACCAAGCCAAGCTTAAAAACAACAGAGGCGTACGAGATAATCACAACATTAATTACGCTGTATGCCAATGGGTTAAAAAGCATAGATTACAAGTGCCTAAATATTTAGGGGACATTCATTTTGCGAAGGGAGGAGCGATGTAACATGGATACAAATATCATCATAGCTACGGGCAAAAGTCGCTCCGCCCGTAGCTGGAAGTCTCAGAAAATGACTTGGGGTGCTTTGACCAATAAATTGGCCGAGCCTACTGTAACAAATGAAACAGCTGCTGAATACGCCAAGATGTCTAAGGCTGAAAAGGGTCAAAAGAAAGACGTAGGCGGTTTTGTTGGCGGTTATATTCCTAAAAATGGTAGACGGGTTAGAGGTGCCGTTAAGGAGCGGTATCTAATCACGCTTGATGCGGATTCTCCTAGTGACGATTTCCTCTTAGACCTGGATATGGAATTAGGAGGTATGGAATACGTACTTTACAGTACGCACAGCCATACTGACTCTAATCCTCGCTATCGTATCATCATTCCAGTTGATAGGGCGATGACTCCTGATGAGTACCAAGCTGTATCAAGACGTATCGCCGATGATATCGGAATTGACTCCTTTGACGCATCCACGCACCAGGCTGAACGTCTGATGTACTGGCCAAGTTGTCCAAAGGATGTGGATTATGTATATCAGCACAGTGAAGGTAGCTTAGTTTCTGTTGATCAATATCTCAATACCTATAGAGACTGGCGGGATACGAGTCTTTGGCCAACATCAAGTAAGGAGTCACAGATTCGCCTTGATGCGGCCAAAAAGCAAGGCAACCCTTTGGAGAAAAAGGGTTTACTTGGCGCCTTTTGTAGGTGCTACAGTATCACAGAAGCTATTAGTAAGTTTCTCCCAGAAGTATACGAACAGACACACGTCGAGGACCGATACACGTATACCGGAGGCAGTTCAGTAGCAGGTCTTGTTATCTATGATAATGACACCTTCGCTTACTCCAACCATGCGACGGACCCTATCAATGGTAAGCTCGTTAATGCTTTTGACCTTGTCCGCATTCACTTATTCGGCGATGAAGATGCTGACGCGGATCCCGCTACTAAAGTAACAGATTTACCAAGCTACAAAGCTATGTTAGATTTTGTTAACGAAGACGGCGCAGCACCCATCCTGCTCGATAAGGAGCGTATGGCCGACATGGACTTCGAGGATATCACAGAAGACGAGGAGGAATTCCTCGAAAAGCTCAAACGTGACCGCCGAGGTACACCAGAGTCTGACGTGTTTAACTGCTTAGTAGTTCTTAAATACGACCCTGCGTTAAAAGGTAAAATTCGTCTTGATGAATTCGCGCACCGGTTAGTTGTTACTGACGACCTACCGTGGCGCGGTAAGGATGAAACCCCTTACTGGACCGATACAGACGATGCGTGCCTACGTAATTACTTTGCCACTAAATACCTTATTAAGGGTAAAGGTATTATCGACGATGCTTTGCAAGAAGTAACGCAAGATAACAAGTTCCATCCTGTGCGTGAGTACTTAACAGGGCTATCCTGGGACGGTAGCTGTAGAGTCGATACTCTCTTTATTGACTACATCGGTGCCGAAGATACCGAATATATTCGAGCCGTGACACGCAAATGGATGTGCGGTGCTGTAGCACGTGTCATGAGTCCAGGCGTTAAGTTCGATACGGCTATCGTATTATACGGTGCACAGGGTTTAGGTAAGTCCCTTATCTTGGAGCGGTTAGGTCGTAAATGGTTTAACAACTCCTTAGTGGATATCAAAACTAAAGATGCTCTCGAACAAATACAGGGCTCTTGGATCAACGAACTAGCAGAACTCGCGCCAACATATAAGAACGATAATGAAATCGTTAAAGCCTTTATCAGCCGTACCTCTGACCGGTTTCGCTCACCATATGGCAGACGTACCGAAGAGTACCCCCGCCAATGTGTATTCGCTGGCTCTACTAATAATCTTATGTTCCTTAAGGACCGAACCGGTAACCGCCGATTCTGGCCAGTTACAGGCGACAAAGATCGCAAGACTAAGAACGCCTGGGAGCTAGCAAAAGAGGATATTGACCAATTATGGGCAGAAGCTTATTTCTACTGGTCCAGGGGTGAATCCTTAGTTCTTGAAGGGGAACTTGAAGAAGAAGCCCTTAGAATCCAATTATCACACACAGAAGGTGGTGAACTCGTAGGTCTCATTGAGGAATACCTCGAAATGGAACTACCGGAAGATTGGGAGTCTCGCGATATCTTCGACCGTAGGGATTATATCCGTAATTATGGCGATGACGATAACTGTGGATCAGTGCAGCGGGAGCGGGTGTGTGCCCTTGAGATATGGTGTGAAGTGATGGAGGGGGACAGGAAGAACCTGCAGAACGCAAAGGCAAGAGAAATCATTGATATTTTGCAATCGATTAAAGGGTGGAGCCCTTATTCCAAAAGCGTTGGTAAGATGCGATTTGGAAAATTGTACGGTGTGCAAAGAGCGTTTATCAGAGATGCATCCAATCTCGAGAAAAAGGCAAAATCAATTAAAAAAGAACGCAAAAATTAGTGTTGCCGATTTTTGTTGCCGATTCGCTAATTTTCTTATATCTAGCTTTATCGAAATAGTATTTATACAAGTCTATACATCGATGAACTTTGATATAAGTTAAAAAATCGGCAACGGCAACACGTGTGGCAACAAAATCGGAAACACGATTAGCGTAGTTGTTATCTATCTTAATTCCTATTTGTTGCCGATGTTGCCTATTATTTACTATTAATTAAAAATAATAAATATATGAATAATGGCGTGCATACACATACACGTAAAAAACACGAATACGCGTATATATATGTTTACGAAAAAAAACGGCAATATCGGCAACACAGAGCCGATGAAGCCAGTATCCATATAGGCTTAGGTGTGTTGCCGATTATTTATTGAGAACGAGGTGAGAATAATCGAAAAGGATATCGAAAGGTGGTTGGGAATTCAACTCAAAAAAATGGGTTGCATATATATGAAATTCGTGTCACCTGGAAATGATGGTGTGCCGGATCGAATAGTAGTACTTCCCGGCGGCAGTGTTATATTTGTAGAACTTAAAGCCAAAAAAGGAGTATTGATGGCTAATCAAAGAATACAAGTCGCCAGATTACGCAAGCAAGGTGCCCTTGTATTCGTGATTACCGGGATGTTAGAAGCTAAGTTATTCATCGAAGATATGGAAAGGGTAATACATGAACTTTCATCCACACGAGTATCAAGAAATAGCTATACAACGAATCATTGACCATACGCACTACGGACTGTTACTTGACATGGGCTTAGGTAAGACCGTTTCCACATTAATCGCTATTGAGCAGTTAATGTATGACTACTTTGATATCAAAAAAGTATTGCTTATAGCGCCTAAGAAGGTAGCCGAGTCTACCTGGGTACAGGAGACCCAAAAATGGAGTGAGACAAGTCATCTTACGATAGCATCAGTTTTAGGTTCTGAAAAGGACCGTATCAAAGCCATTGAAAGTGACTCTGATATCTACGTTATGAACCGTGAGAATGTGCAATGGTTGTATGACTACTATTTCGAAAAGCCAAAGCGGAAATTCCCCTTTGATATGCTTGTCATCGACGAGAGTTCATCGTTTAAGAATCCACAGGCTAAACGATTTAAGGCGATGCGTAAAATGAGGCCTTTCTTCAAACGAGTAGTCATTCTAACTGGTACGCCTGCACCAAATACGTTAATGGATGTGTGGGCACAGATGTATTTGTTAGATGGGGGTGAACGACTTGGTAAAACGCTTACAGAGTATCGTAATCGATATTTTACCCCTGATAAAACAAATGGGCATATCGTGTACAGCTATCGTCTGTTACCTGGCGGCGATACAGCTATATTCTATAAAATGCAAGACATCTGTATGAGTTTAAAAGCTAAAGACTACCTAAGACTTCCTGAACGTATTGAAAATGTAATCACAGTAGAAATGAGTCCTAAGGAGTATGGGTTATATAGAATAATGGAGTACACTCACGTATTGAGCTTAATAGATTCTGACGACGTGAGTGCCTTAAATTCAGCGGCACTCACAAGTAAATTATTACAACTCGCAAATGGATCCATTTATACCGATGATGGCGAAACCATAACTGTCCATAATGAAAAGGTCGAGCGATTAAAAGAATTAGTAGATACCAACGAAGGAAAACCGATGTTAGTATTCTACAGCTTCAAGCATGACCTGCAGGCAATTAAGGAAGCGTTCCCTAAAGCAGTAGAGTTAAAGACCGATGATGATGTAGCCGAGTGGAACAAAGGCAAGATACAAATGTTATTGGCGCACCCCGCATCGGCAGGATATGGCTTAAACCTTCAAGCAGGTGGAAACATCATTGTATGGTACGGACTAACTTGGAGCTTAGAGCAATATCAGCAGGCTAACGCGAGACTTCACAGACAAGGACAAACACAACCTGTGATTATTCATCACTTGATTACTAAGGGGACGATGGACGAGCAAGTCATGAAAGCACTAGAGCGTAAAGAAGTAGGACAAGATGCACTACTTGAAGCTATCAAATATCGTAAAGAATTGTATAGAAAGGACGATTAACATGGATCATTTTATAGTGATGTTAGTGCTAGGAATTATTGTGCTAGTAGTATGTTACACGATTATACAAATTCTAGGCACTGTTAAGGAATACATAGATAAGCAGAGTTATCAGACTGTACAGGGCCTGACCCCAGGTAGATTGTATGAGAGACCAAATAATCCCCCGCCACCTCCCGTAAGGTTATCAGCTAGCGAGGAATTAAAACAATATATAGCCGATGAAACTTTAAAACGTCATGCGGCCACTCTAAAACGGTTACAAGGAGAACATAAAATGAGATACGACTCGACTTTACAAGAAAAAGCAATTGAAGCAGCACAAAAAGTATTGTACGGTGTAGATAACTTTGATTATCTTGCTGCTGACGGAGACCTAAACGGAATGTTCGTTGTTTGGTTTTGTAAAACTTTACAAAACTGGAAGGCGATCGTAGCCGGACGAGATTTTGATGAATTTATTGAAGTCACACACAACGGTGATAAAAATGAAACTTATGTCGATATCTATCGAAAAGTAACGAACGTGTGTGTAACATATGATTGCAATGGTCGCGCAGAAATTAAAAGTACAAAAGAGCTATAAATATTTGATATAAGGAGCGAAGTTATGCAAAGAAAATGCAGCAGATGCGGAGAAAAATATACGACAGTTAAGGACGAAAAGTATTGTCCCGATTGTATGAAAATCATGACACCTCCTGCACTAAAAGAAACACCAGAAATAAAAATCACTAAGTGCGAAGGATGTGGTATTGATTTTTCAGTGCCTAAGAGTAGACCTGGTCGACCGCCAAAATATTGTCCTGAATGTGTAACTAAATATTCTAAAAAGCCTAAAGTGGAAACACTTAAGAAAGTGAGTTATGACTTACAAAAAGAGGAAGTAGCTAAAAAAGAAATAGTTAGTATAATTACAAAGAATCTTAAAGCCAAACCTTTAGTGGAAGCTAAGAAGGAAAATATACTCTCTGAGCTAATTACGAAAAAACACGACGCGGTGAATCACCCGTCCCATTACACAAGGGGCAATATCGAAGTAATCGACTTCATTGAAGACCAAGGGCTACCATACCATTTAGGGAATGTAGTTAAGTATGTAGCACGTGCAGGGTATAAAGGCGATACAGTAGAGGACCTAAAGAAAGCACAATGGTACCTCAATCGATATATCCGTACCCTTGAAAAGGGAGTTAGTAAGTAAGGGGATTTACGAATGACGGATAAAGAATACATGCTTCAGATATTACGAATTGATGATAGGATTGATTCTATCAATCGTGATATCGAGGCACAAATAGAACGTAGATCGGATACCCTGTCAGCTACCGATTATAGCAAGGATAGGATATCTGGAGGTAGTTGTAGCGACTTATCAAATATCGTGGTAGGCATTGAGCAATGTGTTGAGCTGCAACGACAGGAGATTGACCGCCTTAAAAGAATCAAGGCGGAAGTTCGCTGGGTGATTAGCCAAGTACGCCCCAATGAGCTGGCCGTTCTTTTGACAGAGCGATACGTACAGGGAAGGAGCTGGAAAGAACTGGCACAAATCTTGCACTACAGCGAAGCACGAGTACGCGGTGAGCTACATGATAGGGCGTTGGTAGAGGTAGGGCGAATTCGAGCCAAATTGTTGAATTAGCGTTAACGATACAAAACAATACAAAACAGTACATCAAAGTGTGGTATACTGTAAGTGTGAAAGTTGGGAAACTTCACAAGAATTAAATTAGCAAAGGACGCCAAATATATCTGGCGTCCTTTTTACTTGCAGAGATAGGCGGTAGTCTAGCACCCTTTAACGGGTGCTTTTTTGTTGCCCAAATTTACGTTATCAATATTGATTGTAATTGAGAAAATAAAAATTTGGAAAAGGTACTCCGCGGGCGAAAAATGGCCGCTGGTCGGGCCCGCGCGATAGTTGTCTCTGTGTAGGGGAAATTTTACTGTTGAAAGTAGATTGGTAAAAGACAGAAAGGAGGTTCGCAATGGCCGACACGAAACCTAGAGTCAAATTCAATACCGCAGGCGATTTGCTCGTATCAAGTGCTCAGCTTTGTGACCTTCTTCGAGTAACACCTGAAATCATTTCGAGACATCACAAAGCAGGAATGCCGAAAGCTGCAACCGGTTGGTGGAATCTTCGAGAAGTACTTGTATATCTCGGACAAGCGAAAGCAGATAAATCTAAAGACCAGTCAGCGGCAACTAGAAAACTGATAGCTGAAGCAGATTACAAAGAGTCCAGAGCTGCACGTGAAAAGAAGATGCTTGATGTGTTAAATGGCGAATACGTATCTCGTGCAGATGTGGCCAAGGAATGGTCCGCTCGTGTGTTGGAGTTAAAATCCTCACTTATTAAACTCGGTAAGAGAGTAGGAAGTGAATTTACTGATCCCGAGGAACGAGCAACAGTGGAAAGGGTGGTGAGTGAAGTTGCCGAAGACTACCTCGAAAGCTACGCGCGTAAAGGCGAGTACACGCCGGAAGTCAAAATCAGTAAAGGCCGAGCCAAAATCAGTAAAGGCCGAGCCAAAAATTGATTGGTTCCCTGAAGAACTCGACGCGTTTAAACCACCTGAGAAATACACTGTATCCGAATGGGCCGACAATTTCAGGGTATTAACTAATATATCCGCTGAGCCAGGGAGATGGAGAACGCATAGAACTCCATATCTCAAAGAGCCAATGGATAGATTTACGGACCCCCTTATTGAAAAAATAGTGCTTTGTTTTGGTGCACAAATTGGTAAGACTGAAACCGAGCTCAATATGATAGGTTATGCGCTAGACCAGACAGCATCTCCGGTCATGATGGTGTATCCAACCGATGCTATCGCTAAATTTGCCAGCGATAAGCGGGTACAACCCATGATTACATCAGTTAAATCTATTAATGATAAGTTCGATGAGAATAGTAAATTGCTGGAGTTAGATTTCAACAACGGCAATTATATGGTGCTCGTCGGGGCCAACTCTCCGAGTAGCCTTTCGAGCCGATCGATTAAATATCTATTCTTTGACGAAATTGACAAATATCCCGCCTTTGCAGGTAAGGAGGCAGACCCAATCAAACTGGCGACAGAACGTACTAAAACGTTTGTCGATAAAAAAATAGTAATGGTGTCTACCCCTACGGTTGAGTCGGGTAATATTTGGCAGGCGTTCATGAGTGCAAATGAGCGCCGGCAGTACTACGTGCCGTGCCCACATTGCGGGGTGTCGCAGGTCCTCAAGTTTAAGCAGATAAAATGGCCGGACGAACACAACGATAATGTGGACATGATACGTGATACAGCGTACTACGAATGTGAACACTGCGGTGAACATATTTACGATAGGCACAAAATGGAAATGTTAAGACGTGGTGAATGGAGAGCGGTAAACGAATCGCAAAGTAAAGTCCGCTCGGTATCGTATCACTTATCGTCGATATATTCGCCGTGGGTCACATTCGGAGACGTTGCTTATGAGTTTAAGAATTCCAAAGGTACGCCAGCTACATTGATGAACTTCATTAATTCGTGGCTAGCTGAACCTTGGAAAAGTTCTAAAACGAAAAGTACGCAAAATATGGAGTTTACTCAATCCAATTATCCGTGTGGCGTTGTGCCGGATAAAGCAGTATTGCTTATCGCTTCAGTTGACGTACAACTTGATCACTTCTGGTGGGAAGTAAGAGCGTATGCTCCAGGTGTTAAGTCTTATCTAATTGATTATGGACAGGCAAGCACATGGGAAGATTTAGAGGAAATTATCATTAATAGAGAGTATCCATCAGAGTATGGTGAAGCTCGACAGGTGATGAAAGCAGGTATTGACTCGGGCTTTAGAACAGATGAAGTATATCAATTCTGTTCAAGATTTCCAGAAGTGTGCATTCCTCTAAAAGGTTCCTCAAATCATACTACGATGACAGCGCCATACACAATGACCTCTTTAGAAAAGGGCGTTGTAGGTGGATTGAAGTTATATGTATTAAATACTGATTATTGGAAAGACTTTATATTCGCACGAATGATTAGGCCTGCAGATGAAGAAGGAACAATTCATTTGTACAAAGAATGTCCGCAAGAATACTCTGATCATTTACGGTCGGAGGAGAAGCAGGAAATTAGAAATGTAAAAACAGGAGCCGTAACGGTGCAATGGAAACCGCTTACTAGTCATCCTGTCAATCATTTACTTGATACTTGCACTTACAATGCTGCAGTAGCAGATATTGCAGGTGTTAAATATTTAGTTGAACCAGCTGACTATGAGGAAACTGAAGAGGTTGAAACCTACGAAGATTACGGCGGAGGTATAGGAAATACTGGGCATTGGTTTAGATAGGAGGTGAACCATGAGCGATGTAAATGAACAACTTGAACGTGTCCGTCAAGTGATTGAGGATATCGAAATTAAAGGATACTCTGAATTACAAATTGGCGGCAAACGGTTCAAGGCAATTGACTTACCAGTACTATATGCACGAGAACAAACGCTAATGCAACGTGTGCACGAAGAGTCAAATGGGTACCAGGCAGATGCATTTGTAACATGGGGTGGACGATGAACATTATTGACAAAGTAATAGGATGGATGAGCCCACAACGTGCATATGAGCGCCAAGCCTACCGTGATGCACTACGTCAATATGATGCGGCATCGATGGATAGGTTAAGTAGCGATTGGCAACCTGCGTATGGTACAGCCGAGCAACTTGCAACAGGTTCGCGTGATATTATCCGTGGACGCGCAAGAGCGGCAGAGATGAACAGTGACTTAGCTGAATCAGCAGTTATTGCGTTGTTACGAAATGTAATCGGCGCAGGGATTGTACCTCAAGCAAAAGTGCGAAATCGTAATGGTAAATTAAATAACGAACTTAATAAGAAAATCGAAAAAGCCTGGGCCAAATGGGCCGAACCTGAAAACGCCGATATTAGGGGTATTTCTAGCTTTTATGAATTACAAGAAATGGCGTTAAGACGCATGGTGTACGATGGGGAAATTCTAGTTAACAAGACTTCACAGGGTGCGTACTTACCATTATCCATTCAGCTGATAGAAGCCGAAAATATTGGCGCAGTAAGTATCACACACGGTAAAAATAATATTATCAACGGAGTTGAAGTTACCGAACATGGTAGGCCAGTAGCCTATCATGTGAGCCAAACTGACCCAATGGGATTACGTTCGTTTGATACAGTTCGCTTAACCACTGACCAAGCGTTCTTATTATTTAAACCGAAACGACCTTCACAAATCAGGGGCATAAGTTTATTGGCTTTAGTTTTACGACGAATACACGATATCGATGAATACATGGATGCAGATTTAATCGCCGCTCGTGTAGCAGCGTGTTTTAGCATTTTTGTAACATCTCAAAATCCAGCAAGAAAAACTGAGATATTGCCTCGAGATAAAAAAGGTAGACCCAATATGACAATGGCACCTGGCATGGTTAGACATCTCAGCCCTGGTGAATCGATTGCGTTTGCAGACCCTAAGCGTAACGCTGGTACTGCAAGCGAGTACTCGGCAACTCAGACTAGACGTATTGCGTCCGGTCTTGGTATGAGCGCTGACATCGTAGCGCGTAATATATCTGGGAATTTTTCAGCTGCAAGGCAAAACTTGTTAGAGGACCAAAAGACGTTCCGTCAAGTACAGAAATTTGTAATCACACACTTCTGTATCCCGATTTGGAAAGCTTTTATTGACGCCCTTTACTTAGCGGGTGAATTACCTTCTGACTACTTAGCGAACAAGGACAAATACCAAGAGGCAGCTTGGCTTGCTCCAGGGTGGTCTTGGATTGACCCAGTTAAGGAAGTTAACGCTAATAAAGAAGCTATCAAATCCGGTCTTACAACATTAGAAGATGTGTGTGCATCGTCTGGACGAGATTGGGAAGAAGTTCTTGAACAACGGAAACTTGAACAAGACAGAGCTAAGGAGCTTGGGGTTCTACTAGATTATTCCAGTGAGTTGCAACCGCTAACGATGGGCGATGATGACACTACACAGGAAGGAGCTGATGACTAGTAATGAGTGAACATCAAAAGCGTAGCATTCTAGGCAATTATTGCCGAGAGACTACTATTGACAATGTCGATACCGATAGTCGGACAGTAGAATTATCTTTCTCTTCCGAAACGCCATATGGTCGTTGGTTCGGCGATGAAATCCTTTGTCATGATGAAGAGTGCATCAATCTTGAGCGCTTTAATAATGGTTTAGGGACAGCGTTGTTTAATCATGATCGTGATGCGGTCGTGGGACACGTTGAAAAGGCTTGGATTGAAAACAATCGAGGAAAAGCGCTAGTGCGTTTTGATGAAGATGAGCAATCCGACACTATATTTCAAAAGGTACAGTCAGGAACGCTAAAAGGGGTAAGCGTAGGCTATATGGTCAACCGATATGAAGTATTGGAAGATAAGGATACTAAATCCATTAACGGTCGATTTAATGGCCCGGCCTATGTAGTAACCGATTGGGAACCTTTAGAAATCAGTATTGTATCTGTTCCTGCCGACCCAACTGTAGGGGTAGGACGAAGTGCTGAAGAAATTCATACAAGTATTGACATACAGGAGGAAGAAAAAAGTATGGATCCAAAAGATGTTTTAAAAACTGAAGAAGTAAAATCTACAGAGCCAGTTGAAACTGGTATCACACAAGCAGACCTTGCTAAAGCAATGGAAACTGAACGCAAGCGTACATCTGAAATTACTGCATTATTCCGAGACTTCGACGTAGAAGGTGCAGACGAAGCAATTGTAACGGGTGTATCTGTTGACGAAGCACGCGCAATGGTAATGGACCAATTACGGGCACGTAACAAAGGTGTATCCGTAACAATGGGCGAAGCTGAAACTGACAAGTTCCGTGCCGCCGCACAAGATGCAGTATTAATGGCAGCTGGTTTACCTGTAGCAGAACCGGCACCAGGTGCTAATGAATTGCGCGGCTACTCCATGATTGAGTTAGCTCGCGAGTCTTTACGACGTGAATGCGACACTAAAGCCAATTTTGGCGATAACATGGAAATGGCACGTGCGGCCGTTAATTCTACATCTACATTCCCGGCAATCATGTCTAACCTAGCTAATAAATCTGTAATGGTTGGTTTTAATGAAGCTGAGACTACATTCCAAATTTGGGCAGGTAAAGGATCTAACCGCGACTTCAAAGAAGCTGCACGCGTGGCATTGTCTGAAGCAGGCAACCTTGAATTAGTACCAGAAGGCGGTCAATTCCAACAAGATGTCTTTGGTGAAGCATCTGCTCGTACTAAAGTTGCTACATATGGCAAAATCTTCAGCTTGACTCGCCAAGCAATCATCAACGACGATTTAGGTCTATTCTCCAAGATTGCTACTAAATACGGTTCTGCTGCGAAACGTTTGGTAAACAAAATGGTGTATGCTCAATTAACTGGTACGGTTAAAATGCAAGACAATGTAGCTTTGTTTGATGCAAAACATGGTAATGTTGCTACAACTGGCGAAGCGTTGTCTCTTAAGGCAATCGCGAAAGCAATTACTGCTATGCGTCGTCAAAAAGGCATTACTGGTGCGGCTAACTTGAATATTACTCCTAAATATTTGGTAGTGCCACCTGAATTGGAAGTAACTGCATATCAAATCGTTAACTCTACAGCTGCAGTGGACGGCACAAATTCTGGCGTAGTTAACCCTTATAAAGGTCGTTTCGTAGTTGTAGCTGACGCAGAATTAACCGACCCAGATGCATGGTACTTGGTAGCCGATGCAAGTCAACATGACACTATTGAAGTAACTTACTTGAATGGCGTTGAAACTCCTCGTCTTGAAACACGTCAAGGCTTTGATGTTGACGGCATTGAATACAAAGTAGCATTCGATGTTGGTGTTGACGCTATTGACTTCCGTGGTCTTTATAAGAATGATGGTAAATAATTAGGGGGTAACATATATGATGACACAATTCGTAATGGATACCGATCGTATCAATTTCACAGCTACCGCGCCTGTAAAAGTTGGCGATATTGTAGAAGTAGGCAAGATGCACGGCGTTGCAATTACTGATATTGCTAAAGGTGAAGTTGGCGCTGTAAAAATAACAGGCGTATTTAAAGTGGCAGCCAATAAAGCGGATACATACGCTGTTGGTGATTTAGTTCAATTCTTAACAGATAAAGCAGTAAAAACCGGTGGTAAAGTTCTTGGTATGGCAGTAGAACCTAAAACTGCAACACAGGAAACTGTGACAGTAATGTTGTTACAACCTACTGCTTAAATAATTACAAAGCGCCCAAAATGGGCGCTTTACTTTTTATGAGGTAAAACTAATGCTGAAATATGATGATAAAGCGTTACTATCTGTATTCGGTGAAAAGATTACTTACAAAGGTCAGCTCATAAAGGCAAGCGTAGAAATTGGCGAATATGATGGTAAAGGTTCCGGATTCGTCGATAAAGCATTAGCCGATAAAGCTCAAATCTGGGTGCGTGCTAAGGATGTTCCAGAACCTCGACCAAAAGATGAAGTGTATATCAACGGTGAGAAATGGTACGTTGATCACATTTCAAACTTTGACGGCACGATGTATTGTTTGGAAATTGTCCATAACGTAAGGGCGGTGAGACCGTAATGAGTAATGAACCTATTACGATTACAGACACAGCCACACCGTATTTGAATTTCATTGCGGAAACCAAACCCGACTGGATGCGTAAGGCATTGAAGTCGACAGGTTGGATGATGCAAAAGGAAATTAAACAAGGCATCAGATCAGGTGCGCCGGGCGGACGTAAGTATCCTAACTTCATGGCACCGGCACGACGCGCTGCATTTGAATCAGCATTTGGTGCTAAACTTCGCAAAGCATACCAAAGTGGCGGACGAGCTGAACGAGAGGCCTGGGGCTCTAAATCGCGAAATGCCTTACTTGATATGGGTATTAGCGCCAGGACAATCGGCTATAGTCCACTCGGTAAGTTATCAAATGCAGTTGGATACCAGTATGACAAGGGCAAGCAATCCGTCCGAGTTGGGTGGTTATCTAATTCGGCTAAACGGTTAGGCGAACGAATTGAGGAAGGGTACACTAAGCAACTTACAGAGCCTATGCGCAAGAAGTTATTTGCTGCAGGGGTACCGTTGCCTAAGGGTAAATCGATGTTCAAAATTCAGCCACGTCATACTTATGGCCCTATGAAAGCAGCGTTACAGCCTAAACTTAAACCTTATATCGAAAATAAGATAGGCGACTACGCTATTTATGGTCCAGCTGCACAATCCGCATCTCGACGTAACTACAAGGTAAGGTGATTTGATGCAACAGACAATTCCACTGTCGCGCATCGTTGAACGATGGGCTGAAGCTTTATCGACGGATGAGGCGTTGACTAAATTCTGTAACGATAAATATGGAAAGCCGGCGCAATTGTATGTCGGCTACGACGATGTCGATGCTCCGCTTGAGGATGATTGCCCTTGTATCATATTACTACCAAGTAGTAAAAGCGAAGGGCTCGCAGATACTTACACATACTCTTTAATGGTCGTATGGGGTATCGTCCGTCAAGGGGCGACTCGTGATAAGAATATTATTCGATATGATGGGACGCTAGAATCGGATAATCTCGGGCAGTTAATTATTGAATGCATTTGTAAGGTGAATCCGGCGTTCCCAGTAATCGACATTGACTATGAACTTGATAGCATGAATTGGCGCCCGGTGTTTACTGGACGTTTAACAGCTACTATAGAAATCCCGCATGTAATCGGCGGGAATATTGAATATTAAAGGAGGAAATGCATATGGCAACAGCTAAACGCGCACAGGGCTCTCAGTCCCATGTGGCGATTGCGTTTGAGGCGGATTTTGGTACAACGCCATCTACTGGCGGCGTAATAACGCTAATCATATCTAGCTCCGTGAAAGCTAGTCAAAATTTAAACGATTCCACCGTAATTCGTGGTGATCGTAATCCTGCAGCGCCATTCCGTGGCAACATCGACACGTCCGGTAGTTTAACCGTACCTGTTGGCGTAATTGACATCGGATATTGGCTAAAAGCTGCCTTCGGGCAACCGACTTCTAATACAACTGGCCAAGCGCCAAATAAGAAGTCCGAGCACGTGTTTAAAATCGGCAACACAATGCCGTCGCTAACTATTGAACAGGGGTATCCTGACGTTAACGTATTCCAACAATTTGCAGGTGTGCGAATTAGTAAATTAGGCTTTAAATTCGGTGGTGACGCTGAATTGACTGCATCTGTGGATGTAATGGGCTGTAAGGAAACATTAGCGGCCACTACATTTGATGCTGCAGCTAATGCGGTTAATTTCTTACCATTCCAAAATCTTAACGCAACTATTAAAGAAGGTGGCGTTACCGTGGCCAATATTTTGAGTTGCGACATCAACTTTGACTTTGGCTTAGATGGCGATTCTTATGCTATCGGTGGTAAAGGATTTAGAACATACATTGACCCAGGTATTGTGGCTATTTCAGGCACGATTAAAGCATTCTTCCAAAACAAGGACCTATTAAACAAAGCGGTTAACGGTACGGAATCCAGCTTGGAATTGCGACTCGAACAAGATGACTGGTCGCTTACATTCAAGTTGCCTGAACTTGTATATGAACGACAATCCCCAGGTATTGACGGTCCGCGTGGCGTCAATATTGAATTACCGTTTAAAGCATACTATCGTGCAGATGCTGGTCGTTCCGCATCCATCATTACATTAGTTAACAATCAAGAACAATACTAGGAGGTGCCAACATGGCATTTGAAGATATCAAAGTAAGAGGCTTAACATTCGCTGAACGTGGTGAATTAATTAAATCTGGTTTAGACCCATTGTATACCCCAGTTCCGGAAGAAGCACCGGATACAGAACGCCTATTACGTTCTCGTGAGCTTGCGCAATGGATTATGCAGCATATCTACGGCTTAACTGAAGATGAAATCAATGCAGCACCAGATAATGATCTTATGGAAATTGCGCTTGATACAATGCGGTTTACTCACGAAAAAAAGGCTGAAATCGAAAAAAACTAATTGATGCAATACTTTGGCTTAACTCCGATAAGCCAAAGTATTGCTCTGATTGTATCAAGATGCAGCGTGAGACTAAACAGCATTTTGACTGTTCGGAGTGTGAGTTTAATTCCCCGCAGCAACTAGATGGAACGAGACAAGCCATGCGAGTATATAACGCAAGCCGAATGCAGCGACGTTGGCATTCTGGCGGCATTGCTGGATTCGATATGCCTGCGGTGTTAGAAGTGGCGAAGGCTTACGGCATTGAGCCACTGCCGCACCTTATCGACTTACTCGTATTATTAGAAGCCCAAGAATTGGAGGTGGCGCACAAGGATGGCCAATAATTTAATTGATATTGTCGTTCAGCTGACCGATAAGAATACGGAAGCCGGACTCAAGAAAATTACAGCTAGTGCTGAAGGCGCCAAATCCGCCCTTGGCAAAATGAAGAATGACCTCATGGCGATAGGTGCTGGTGTTGGTGTTGTAGGCATCGGTGCCAAACTTGCCAAAGAGGCTATTCAATGGGATGTAGCCGTTAAGAAGTTATCAGGAATTACCGGTGCTACGGCAAAAGAAACCAGTGAACTATTAGCAGTAGCCAATTACATGGGTATTGCTATGGAAGATAGCGCTGGTGCATTTGCTAAGTTCTCCAAAAATGTCGGAGCGGCCAAAGAGAAAATGGAAGTCGCTAGGGCAGAAGGAAAGCTTAGCACTGATATATTCAGTAAATTAGGTTATGCGCTTGAAGACATTCAAGGCAAGAATACTGTTGAAGTATTCAAGATGATACAGGAACGTCTAAGAGGAATGAAAGACGGGGCCGAAAAGACTCGTGTAGAAATGGAGTTATTCGGTCGTACTGGCTATCAAATGCACGCCATGCTCAACATGTCCGCCGAACAGATGGACAAGGTGGCTGAACGTGCCAAAGCAATGGGGCTTATCATCGACGATGATACCGCATCTAAATCCGCAAAGCTAAATCGTGAATTGAAGGATTTAGAAAACACCGGAAAACGCCTTGCAGTATCCATCGGTCATGAGTTAGTTCCTGTATTTAACGACTACGCAAAAGGCGTATTAGATGTAGCAAAAGAATTCGAGACAATGACCGCTGAGCAAAAGGAAGCTATCGGAGGTATTGTCAAATTTGGTGCAGAAGCCGGGGCTGTAATCATAGTCATGAGATCACTAACCAGCGCACTCGGATTTATGCGACTAGCCACACTTGCCGCTGCGGGTCCTTGGGTAACTTTAGCTACAGTAATAGGGCTTGCAGGAAAAGCATTACTCGATTTCCGCTATAACGAACAGACAAAAGCATCTTATACTGGCGTAGAAGTTGATGGTAAACGTATTCACAAAAATACTAATTCCACTGACGGTATGAATCAGGCCTATAAGGACAGTCATGATACTCGATATTGGATTGAGGATAGTGCGTGGCTTGGACTTGTAAAAAATGACCGCTTAGCTACAAAAGAAGAAGGCGCTAGAATCGATGCGGCTTTAAAGCAAAAAGAAGAGGCTGATGCTGCAAAAGCGAAACTCGATGAAGAACTTGCAAAAGCGAAAGAGGACATTGCTAATGGCGGATTAACGAATACCGAGGCTATTAATAAGGCAAATGAGGAAGCAGCAAAAGCGGCCAAAGCTCAAGAGCAGGCTGCTAAGAAAGCTCAACAAGCGGCCGAGAAGTTGACGAGTGCTGTGGAACGCATGGCGGATTTATACCGATCACTTACTTTGCAAAGCTTACAAATTGACGGTAGTCAATACGAAATTGATAAGCTAACAGCTAAAAACCAGTATGAATCTAACAATAAGAATATCCGTGACATCATCCGTTCTGTTTCTGGACTGAGTGGAAGCGCTACTGGCGAAGCCGTAAGTGTATTAGATGCAGCCAATGAGCAACTAGGGAAGGCATACGAGTTAGGTGCAGATGGTACATGGGCAACAGATTGCGGAAAGTTGTTCTCCGACTCTGTATTACAGGCATTTGGAAAGGACGTACCTCGATACGTACCATCTATCATGGATGCGGCAAGAGCTGCTGGCGCATGGCATGACGCAGGAGATGGGTATACGCCTAAAGCCGGAGACGGAGTTGTAGTACTAGGGGATAACCATATCGTTATTAGTGACGGAAACGGCGGATATACTGGAGCTAATTCTAGTACTGGAGTAGTTGCTAAGCCGTCTGTTGAAGGTGACTTTGGCGCTGTTACAGGGTACGTAGACACTAGCTTATTAGCAGGCGCTACTTCGGGCTCCTCTGCAGACACAGCAGGCAGTGCAGCAAATGCCAAGAAGCTTGCTGAGTCAAATCTAACCGCCCAAGTAAGAGCTAAGAATGAAGAGCTGTATCAAAAGCGATTAGCTGAAGCACAACGAAATCAGACTATCCGTGTTCGCAAGATGAACGAGGATATCAAGAAACTCGATCTCGAACGCACAGGCGACCGCTTACAGTTACTCAAAGCGGAAGCTGAAGCGCAAAAGGCGCAGATTGACGATAACGTTCGTGAGTACACAAAAGCGGTAGGCGATAAGGAACTCGCTGAAAAGAAAGCTCAAGCAGAGCGCCTAAAAGTGGCGTCTGATACTGAGCAGAAAATTAGGGAGCTTGCTTACACTCAAACGAGTGAAACCGTTGACCACTTAACCAATATGGTTACTCTGGGTCGGTTATCTCGTAGTGATGCGGATGCGTTGCTTGCTGAAGAATTAAAGACCTATATTGACTATGCACGTAGTGAAGTCAATGAGGCCCAGTTAACAGCTACGCAAAGACTGCAAATTGAAAAGAACCTATTAGAGTCTCAACAGAAGCTATGGGAACTTGCAGGTCGCAGTCTGAAAACGAGCCTACAAGAAGCCGCACGCCAATATAAGCAAGAGACTACCAATTATGCTGATTTAGCTAAATCGACTTTTGACAGTACGATGAGCTCTATCAATTCAGCATGGACAAACAATCTCGAAGCTATGGCAACAGGAACGAAATCATTTAGTAAAGGCATTACGGACATATTCAAGGATATGACGAACGCCATTATTAAGATGATGATCCAACTAACGTTCCAACAATACGTCATGCCTAAGCTGCAAGACCTATTCGGCCGAGCAGTTAACGGAATCGGTTCTTTAGGTGCTGCAAAAGGGACATCGTCCTTTGCTAGCGGCGGTTCATTTAGTTCGGCGTTTACTGGAAATAAATTTGCTGCCGGAGGAAAAACGAATCCAGGGCTTATGCTGGTCGGTGAAAACGGGCCAGAATTATTACAGTCCTCTGGCTCACACCGCATTTATACTGCAAGTGAAACCCGCCGTTTAGTAGGTGGAGGAGCTGCAAGTAATAATGTAGTTGTTAACATCGTTAATCAATCTGGCCAAGAGCTTGAAAGTAAACAACAGAACTCTCGGTTCGATGGTGAGAATTACATCATCGATGTAATGGTCCGTGCAGCTAACACAAATAAAGGAGGTGTGCGTGACGCCATAAGGGCGGCCGCAACTTAATTATGGCTACATTTCCAGATATTAGATATCCAATATATCCAATCCAGGAAACTACACCGGACGTGACCTACAAAGGCCAAGTTGAGAATATGACGTTAATCACTCGTAAGAAAACAACTAAAACCAAGCGAACATATTCTGTAGGGTACAAGTTGCCAACTACTGAGTATTATCGGTTACGTGCATTCTTCGACGAGGTTAACTGCTCCGGTATTTTCGATTGGATGCATCCCGAAACTCGTGAAACACTTCAAGTGAGATTTGCTGATCAATTAGATTTTGCTGCAAACGACTACGGAGTGTGGACGGGAACTGTTAAATTGCAGGAGGTTTGATATGTTACCATTATCAACCGCATCAATGATTGAGAAAAACCAAATCAGCGCTACCGGCGTGTGGCTCATGTTGTTAGATATCACTCACAACAACGAAACGGTTCGACTCGTCAATAATACGGAAAATATCCAATTTAAGGGGAATACATATACAGCCTTTCCTTTCCATTTAGCAGACGTTAATAAGAATCAAACAGATTTACCGAATGTTAAATTATCCGTGTCTAACGTGACTCGCACCATCCAACGCATGGCTGAAACTAACAAAGGCTTTACTGGTGCAGATGTAATCATCCGTGTTGTGAATACGTCAATCCCAGATGTGTGCGAACTAGAGGAACATTTTGTGATTACAGGCGCGCAGGCTAATGCGGAGTGGGTGGAATTCACCCTTGGCACAGACTTCAGCTTTAATCGCAGATTTCCTCTAATCCGAGTAATGAAAGACTTTTGTCCGTTTAAATTCAAAGGTATTCAATGCGGATACAAAGGCGATGCTGGCGAATGTAATAAGACGCTAGCACGATGCCGTGAGCTTGGCAATAGCACCCGTTTTGGCGGAGAACCTACTATTCCGCAGGGAGGTTTGTATGCGTCTAATAAATGATTTTACTGATTTACTAGGCACCCCATTCTCGGAAATGAAATGCTGGGATTTAGTCGTCGAAGTGTATAAACGATCCGGTATCGAATTACCAAACTACACGGCTGTAAAAATGGGTGATTGGCAGGAAATTCGCGAACCTGGTGAAATGAACGTCCTCGTATTTGCTCTGTACGGCTCGGAACTCGATCATGTAGGGGTTTATATAGGGAGCGGAAATTTTATTCATGCAACGCAAAAATCGGGAGTGTGTATTGAACATATCGCTAAATACGTGCCTCGATTAAGGCATATATACAAGTGGAAAGGAGATACGAATGGTTAATGTAATCATCGTCAAGAATCCGTTTAAACCTGAACAACATGAAACTCAATATATGCCTTTTAAGAAAGGTAAACCGGTAAGCCATTATCATAAGGCGCCAGGTGAATGGGTGTACTCCATTAATGGCCATGAGGTAACAGCGGATACGCCTGTTAATGATGATGACTACATTGTAGCTATGCCTAAAATTGAGGGTAAATTCTTCGGAGTATTACTTTCAATTGGTATGGCAGTATTTACAGGTGGTATTGCTTCGGGTGCCATATTTGGTATTCAAAGCCTAATCTGGCGAACAGTCCTATCAATGGCTATTGGCATGATTGGTAACGCTGTTATATCTAAATTAACAGCACCTAAAGTAGACCGCTCGAATTCTGAGCAGTCTACCACTTACGGATGGGGAGGCACTAAAACCGTAACCGGCCAAGGGTATCCTCTTGCTGTAACCTATGGCCGCATGAAGTCGGCAGGTATGTTGTTATCTCGGCACGTAATTAGTGACGGCGAGAAGCAGTACCTCAACTTACTGTATTGTGCAGGAGAAGGCGAGTTATCGAAGATTGAGGATATTCGTATTAATTCTAACCCAATCTCTAACTATAAAGATGTACAAGTTGATATCAGACTCGGTACAAATGATCAAACTGTAATTCCTAACTTTAATGATAACTTCGCTGACCAGGGCTTAAATTATGAGCTCAAAAGCGATTGGAGTGTACAGCAAGTACAGGGCGACGCTTGCGATGCCATTGAGCTAACAATCGGATTCCCTAACGGGTTGTACTATTCTAATGACAGCGGAGGTATGGATAAAACCTCTGTAACCGTAGATGCTGAAATTCGCAAGGTAGGTACGCAGGAGTGGCAGTATTTGCCTTTATCTAATAATAAGGGGCTTTCTTCACATGTGAAAAAAGAGCCTAAGCGGTGGTTCTTTATTGACAGAGATAATAAGAAGATTGCTAACTCAAATTACACAGGGTATATAAGGGAAGCAACAAATTCCGCATTTTACCGTGTGTTCAGATTTGATAACCTCGATAAGGCAAAGTACGAAGTGCGAATGCGTTGCTCTGGTAAGGATGGAACAAGCTTACGCCACGTTAACAAAGTGTATTGGACGCAGCTCACTCAAATCATATATGACGATTTTGTGCATCCGGGTAAGGCACTTATCGGCATTAAAGCTTTGGCCACATCTCAACTCAGTGGTTCTGATCCAGATGTGTCATGGATTCAGGAACGTAGCAAAGTATGGGTATTTAATCCATACACTAACCAGTATGAAGATAAGCCTGCTGATAACCCGGCATGGGCAGCCTATGACCTCTTGCACATCTGTCGTAAGATTGGCAGTGAATACGTAGTATTTGGGCAACCATATGGACGTATCGATTACGATGCGTTTAATGCTTGGGCCGAGAAATGCACGCTCAATAAATTCACATTTAATTACATCTTTGATACCGCAACTCGACTATGGGATGCACTCAAATATCCTGAAGCAGTAGGACGAGGTAAAGTCATTCCTGCAGGAACACGATTCACTTGCGTGAGTGATTATCAATCCTCGCCAGTGCAGCTATTTACAGTGGCCAATATTAAATATGGTAGTTTTACCGAGGAATTCCAGGGTGTAGAGGCCAGGGCTAATTCGATTGAGCTATCCTTTATTAACAAAGATAAAGACTACGAGCGCGATGTCATTCCTGTGTACGGTGATACATACGACGAATCTAATTCACTCACTAATCCGGCTCAAATCGAGCTAATGGGGTGTACTAGCCTGGAGCAGGCATATCGACACGGTAAGCACTATCTCAGATGCAACAAGTACGAAGTACGTACGGTAACGTTCGAGGCTTTCACAGATGCGATTGCATGTACAGTAGGTGATATCATTCTAGTTCAGCACGACGTCCCTGAATGGGGCGAAGGTGGCCGAGTAGTTGCTGTTAACGGCCAAACGATCACCCTTGACAAGGAAGTCATAACACAACCAGGTAAGCAGTATCAGTTATTAGTGCGTAGCAATACGACGGATGCGGTATCGACGTATAACGTCGTTAATGTATCCGGATTGAATGTTATCGTTAGCGAAACCATACCGGTACAAAAGGACTGCATATATGCGTTCGGTGAGATTTCAAAAGCGGCCAAGCCGTTTAGAGTTCTCGCCATTACGGAAGGTCATTCTGAAATGACCCGCAAAATCCAATGTATGGAGTATTACCCCGAACTGTACGCTGCAGATGACGGACACATTCCGACTATCAATTACGCTAATCACAGCGCCTCTGACATCCAAGATATCGGGCTAGTGAGCGACGTATACGGCGCAAATGGTATTATGTATTCTCGCATAGCCGTATCGTGGCAATTACCGCGCGATGGCAAAGTGACAAACGTAGTCGTGAATTACAGGAATACGAAAAGTGATACCTGGACATATGTTGGGAATTTCCCTTCTTCAGCAAATGGCACTACGATTACAGATATATTGTTAGGTGCTAATTACGAGGTGCGTGTACAGGCTATTAATGATTTAGGACAGCTTACTACAGGTGTTACCAAATCGATTAACATACCCAAAATGCAAGCACCGGAGGATGTGCAAAATTTGCACGTACTCAGTCGATACAATCAGACTGCAGATAAGAGTGTGTACTATGATTTGCAAGTGCTATTTGACCCGCCTAGTAATCCTGCTAACTTCGATGTAGCGGAAGTTTGGTATATGCTGATTGCCAAAAGTGGAAAGCCTGTATCTGGCCAAGAGTGGCAGTATGCAGGAAGTAGTACGAGCCAGGTAATTATTAAATCGTTAGGACCAGGTGAGACGTACCGAATTAAAGCTGTATCTGTTGACCGATTTGGCAACCGAGCAGAAACAGCCCAAATGGTTGATGTGATAGTCAAACCTATGGATGCTATTCCAGATATGCCTAAGAACTTCACTATTTCATTCGACCGTGAGGCAAAGGCGAAATGGGACGAAGTACTTAATGCGGACGTTGATTATTACGAGTTACGAACAGACAATAATCCTGGTAATGACTCTACCGCCTTACTTGCAAGGGTAAAAGGTACTACCGCAACGCTCACATTAACGAAGCGTGCAGATACGGTATACCTATTTGCTAAGAGTACACTCGGCAAGTATTCAACACCTGCTCGGTATGAGTACAATTTACCTCAGCTCGACAAACCTGAAGTAGTGGCCAAGAGTACAATTAATGGCATTAACTTATATTTCTCAGCTAAACCAGCTCAAGCCTATGCGATCAGATGCCATGTTGTAGGAGATACCAGGACTGATGATTTGGAAACAACAAGCACTATGCTTACGTATTCCAATGAACCAGGTGTTTACACAGTCAGATGCGCATTCGTCGATGTATTTGGCGAAGGCAAACTCGATGAGAAAATGGTGACCATTAAAGCCACCATTCCTAAGGAAATGCTCGATAGAGAGGCACTAGGGCTAGCCGAGTTCGATAAACGCGTTAACGAGTTGAGTTCGGAGTTCAATAAAATATCAAATGAATATAGCACTAAAGTTCAAAACCTTGCTGAGGATGTAGAAAGCCGTTTTACGCAACTTGACAATGGCATTGAGTTAAAAGTAAAAGAGGGGCTAAGTGCACTCAATGGTAAGGAAATAGTCAATCGGCTCAATATTGGTACAAATGGCATCCGTTTAGATGGCAAGCTATTCCATGTTACGGCTGAGACTTTATTTGATAATAACATCATCACCAATAAGATGTTACAGGCAAATTCAGTAGATGCTACCAAAATAAAAGTGGATAGCTTATCAGCCTTATCAGCATATATTGGTGGCACACTTCGAGGCGGTAAGTTAATCGGTACTGAAATCCAAAACGAATCAGGAACCTTCAAGGTAGATGCACAAGGCAATATTTATGGGGTAAATATTACGGGGTCCCGAATTGATGCCAATAGTGTCTACGCCGAAGGTCAACAGCTAAAACCCGTATATGTAAAACGCTTAGATGTCAACAGTGGCGATAAGATTGAATTACCGGCAGGATATTCGTGGGATAAGACGCTGATTTTTTTGCGATGGATTTCCGGCGCTATGGACAACGATTATTATGAATTCTCCGGGCAAAATATGGGACAAAATGAAGTTGACGCCATCCAGCGCATAGCGCAAGAGCGTTTTAAAATCACGCTAAACATGAGAGCTGGTTGGGGCATGAATGGGTTTGGCAACGATCTGGTGCAAGATAATGTTAGTGGAGCGAACGAGGATATAGCTAGTAAGAATGGCGGACGATTCATATCGTTCAATCAAGGCCGTCCCGTATATGGTGTCATGCAGTATTCAAGTGTATCAGGCGAACGTCCACCTGTATTTAGTGTCAGCATAAGTCAAAGTAACAGTTCTCATTATAAGGGGAATCCAACAACGTTATTTGCTTTAGGTGTAACCGAAAAGGGTTATTTTTATTACGGCAAACTATCAGCACGTAAAGGTGGTTGGGGCCGTGCTGGAATTACAATTATGTCGTTCTGGTAACGAGGAGGTGTATATATGAAGGAATACGATTTTGACCTACACGTAGGTCAAGATTATGGATTGACATACGTCATTGAGGACGGAGGCTCCTATGATGGGTACACCGCTATTATGAAAATCAGGCAAAAGCCTGATTCCGCAGAGGTGTTAGCCGTTAATGGGGTAATAGAAGGTAATCGCATCACGTTCCGGATGAACGGCAATGATACTGTTAATAATGTGGATGCTAAAGGGGTTCATCAATACGATGCTTTCCTTTATAACGATGATCGTAGTTTAAAATTAGGTTTCGGCGAAGTCAATATCATTCAAGATATTGCACGTCATTAGAAAGGGGAATTATATTATGGCAGAAGAACAAGTAATTAATTTGAAAATTCAGGGCAGTCCGGTATTCAAATTAGAAGGTCAAAATGGTAAAAGTGCGTATGAATTATGGATAGAAGAAGGAAATACTGGAACAAAAGACGATTTCCTTAACTCCTTGAAAGGTACTAATGGTAGTCCTGGTTTACCAGGTAAAGACGCTACTACAGACGGCGCCTATGAAATGCTATTAGGCTTGAATGTTTATTGTGAAAATGCAACTCCTAATGAAGTATTAAAAGGTCTCATTCGTGGTTTAGGCGATGTGATTAAAAAGCCATTTAAACAACTTGAATTTGACCGTCCTGTTAAAGGTCAGACATATATCAATGTATATGGTACGCCTCACTTTAAGGTGGCTTTACTAGGTAAAGGTGCAGCTGCAGGAGTAAGTATTGGTGATGATGGTCAAGCAAGGATGGATTTAGATAAGCCATTTATGTCAGAAGATATCCAAATTGAATATTTTAATATGTTAGGAAGTATCGTAGGAACATATCGAGTATCTGGTTATAATGATGTTAAAACAACAATCGGTGATTATGAATTTGCAAATGATTACGATACTCAAAATTACGAGTTCCCAGAGGTTACGACTGTTGGGGCTCATGCATTTGGTAACTCCGCCAAGACAATCAAATTGGCTAAAGCAGTTAGAATTGACAAAACTGCATTTGATAAATGCGCAGATGTAACAGAAATTTATATTCCTAGTTTTGTAATGCAACAAGAAAATGAGTTCCAGACCATTAATATGTATGAGCTCGTTAAATTAGTATTAAACGAGGCGTCTGACGTTGAGGCATTAGCAAAAATGCTTTTGAGCAGAGGTAAGATTTATAATCAAGATGAAACCAAGTATTTTGATAAAGCATCTAAAACATGGGTACAGGCATAATTTAAACGTGGTAAGGGGAACAAATGCAAGAATTAACGAATTTCATGAGCGAGGCATGGCGAACTCTTACAGAGTCTTTTGTACTTAAAGCTATATTGGCATTTGTTGCTGAAATAGCTATATATATGATTGGATTGAAACACGTTCAAGTGCTAGGGATATTCATTTTGTTAGTATTCCTAGATTTACTGACAAAATGGGCAGCTATCGGCTATCAAATGTTGCTAGATTTAGGCGCTAGTCCAGAGAATATTAGCGGCTCGGATAAGTATATCGCTATTCCTGCCGCTTGGGGTAAGGGGTTAATATCCTCTAAGCATATGCGAAAGCCTTTTGTTACAAAGGTGCTCACTTATTGCCTAGCAACTGCTGCAGCATGGTGCTTTGATTTCATGGCTGGGAACTACGCTTTTGCTGTTAATCTAGTATGGCTGTATCTCGGCTCTGTTGAGTTTTTGAGCATTCTCGAGAATATGCGAGACGGCGGAAATAGCACAGTAACAGGGTTATTAGATATAGTCCATTCAAAAATTGATATGATTTTAAAAAAATAATTAAGTATTGGCTGCATTCGTAAAGGGTGCAGCCTTTTAATATGGGGGTACAATATATGAAAATTGGTGAATATTTCGACGATTACGAATTTGCTTGTCATTGCGATAGACACGAAGTTAATGCGGAGGGGCATAATGTGCTAGATCACATCATCGACAAGCGGCTTGTAGACCTGTTAGACGCTATTCGTGAGCGCTTGGGCGTGCCTTTGACTGTAACGAGTGGCTATCGTTGCCCAGAGCATAATGCGGAAGTCGGTGGCGTGCCAAATTCTTACCATACGCAAGGCGTAGCTGCTGATATTACATATGATGGGGTAGACGTAGATTATCTCGCTCAAATTGCCGAGGAATGCGGCGCCGACGGCATAGGCAAGTATTATTATCAAAATTTCGTTCATGTTGATGTGCGAGGCTATGAGGCTCGCTGGAGCGATTTGGACTAAATAGGGGGTTAGATATGTATGAGAAATGTAAAACATACCTCGAAACGCTTAAATCTAAAGTTACTATGCAGCGCATTATTGTTGGTGCTATTTGTTTGTGTATCATCTATCTCATTTGCAGCCTCGCAAGTGGATATCTCACAGCCAGAGCCAACTATCAGCGTGCCATTGAGCGATTGGAACAGACTCAAAGAGCACTTGATGACAGCCGACGCCTCAATCGAGAACTCAACAAAATCATTGGAACAAGCGAACAACTTAACCACGACGCAGGCGAGCGAATTAACCGAATTGAGGGCTATCAACAGCGAGAGAACGCAAGCCTTAACAGAATTGAGGACAATCAACGAGAAACAGGGGCAAGAATTAGCGAAAGCCTCGAGCAAAATAACAGAGCAAGAGAAGAGCTTAAATCAAGCCTCGAGCTCATTAGACGAATTGAAGAACGAAATCAAGAACAATAGACGCACAGAGCAACGCCTAAGACGTCAACGTGATACTTGGGCCGCTAGTGGTGTATTGACTTTTATCATTGGCGCAGCTGGCGCTATTCGATGAAATCGAGGTGATCCATTATCTCCTGAGCATGAGCAGGCGGACTCATGGATTGGTTGTAATTACACACATAAGGCCTATCACAACACAGTAATATGTGAATTTGTGATAGGCCTTATTTTTTTTTGAAATTTTATAAAAAAAGTACTTGCGTTTACATCGAATTAGATGTATAATGAAATCAAGGAAAGGGGATAAAGAGGTTCCCAGTATTAGATAAGGAGAATTTAAAATGAAAAGATTTATTAACGACAGATTTAATGAGGCTATTGCTTGTGCTGGCGCAAAAATTCGAGAAGATCACTACGAATATGTAGAAAGTATCTTCGACGAAATCACCCCATATGGTTGGGAATGCCACTGTGCGGATGGACAACGTATGGAAGAAGAAAACACTTCCGACGTACTCCGTAGATATTACGGAAGAATCGGCTCGCACGATAGAGTGTTTGGGTTTTGTTTCAACCCTACTAAGTTGGAGGTGTAGAATGACTAAATCAACATGGGGCAAATAAGGAGGTACTTATGAAATTTGAGGATGTAATGACTGCCGCTGAAGCAGCGGAGCGTTGGAAAATTAGTCCGGTTACAGTAAAGCAGGCGTGCTCTGGTCAACGGAACACGCCACCTAGATTCACATCTAGCGAGTGTAGGAAGGCCAAGGGCACTTGGTTAGTATCACGCCCGGGAATGGAACGATTATATGGGGAGGAACCTAAAATGTTAAAAGTTTACAGTTTAAATGCGTTAAAACCTTGGTTCATGGGAACCGCAGAAACATATAAGGAAGCATGGGAAATGATATATGAACGAGAAATGCATCAATCTCCATGTATCGGCAAATGGGACAAGGGTCAATGGGACGAATGTGATATGGCTGAAGAATTTCCGGATTTCAAATGGCCTGAAGGCGTGGATTACGTATGGACTGCTGACTGGATAGCTGAAGTTATTCTCGATCCGAAGGAATACAACGAGGAAGGTGTAAGAGGCCTTATCGACGATTTGATGCTATCTTATAAAATTGAAGCAATAGCGGATTAAGCTCGTTATAATTCGTTTAAAATTAAATCGGTTGCTCAACTGTTGCTCACCTTTTAGAAGTTGAGTATGCTGATATGTTAATAA